ATGAACAGCATACAAATTATAGGAGCCATCCAGTTGGCAACCGGGAAACTGGTCCCGGATGTAGCAAAAGACTGTGGGTATACGAAAACAGCTTTTTACAGGGTTATCAGGAAAGATCGGACTTCACCGACCATTAGAAACTTGATCTCCGAAATAACCGGGTTGTCAACTGAAGCTCTTTGGCCCGAGGCGGCCGAGAAGGGAAAAGAGAATTAAGTCCCGTCCCCTGGACGCAACAAGGGCGTTGTAGTGGGCGCTACATATCCTAACAGGGGACGGGCGTTTTCGGCAAGTAATATTAGATAGGTGGCGTTGTATACCTATCTTTATATAGCAGTAGATACAATTAGTATTTGCTGTTTTTTTGTGTATTGCCATGAAAATTTCAGGAGATAATCCTCATGCCAAACACTCTGACCATCAAGCAGACAAGGACGCTGAAAGAAGCATTGTATGAAATGATACATCATTCCGATGTATCGCCCAAAGAGATAGCGGAACATCTGGATATGGCTCTTTCTTACCTTTACCGGGCTGCGACTCCGGATCCGGATACCGATGGACCCAATGCGACTGGTGTTCGTTTCCCCGCAAAGAAGATAGTTCCGCTCACCTTACTCACCGGTAACTACGCTGCACTTGATGTGATGAACTATCAGGCGGGTAGAGTTGCTATTCCACTGCCTAAAGTTTCACGGATTAATTCCGATGAGGTTGTAGCTGGTGCCCTTAAAGCTACTGTCGAGTTTGGCGAGTTCGCCAAAGAGGTTCAGGAATCAATCGAGGATGGACATATCAGCGACAGAGAGCAGAAAAAGATAGACCGGGAAGGGTTTGAAACAATTCAGGCTATCCTGGCGCTGATGAGTGATAGCAAGAGGAGATAGGTCAATGGCTGCTACCAGGATTTCAGTTAAGTCTTTTGATGATCTCACGTTGATATCTATTACCCAGGCGACCAAACGCTATAGATGCAGCCGAAGTCATATAGAGCGGGAAATCAAAAAGGGTAACATTGATTCTTATCGTCCGGCTAATAAGCGGTGGATTGATCAGGAATCAGCGGATGCCTGGTTTTTGTCAAAAAAGGAAAAGCCGGTATTCAGGAAAGGGAACCGAAAGAGATGAGATATCTTTCAACTGAACATATCCATTCTGCTTTGGCATTTGTTGGCATTGGGTGTTTATACCTAGCTTGTTTCTGGTTGTTCTGTTTTCAACTATCCGTTCATGGGTGGTGCTCATGAGAGAATTCCCCCTACACCCCCTGATTTTACCATGGCGACCAGAAAAGGGTTTTCATCCTGCTTGCTCAAAAATATCACATCGTAAAATCATGGGTCCTTCCTGGCGGTGCCGGAACAACGGTTGCGGGACTCCCGGTGCGCGCCCGCATTTAATTTTTTGAAATGATTGGAAAAATGGAAAATGCATATCCTGCGCTTAACAAGAAAGTCCCATAAATCAAATTGATACAAAGCGAGAATTATGAGTGACACCATAGCTGACCAGGTAGCAGAGCGAGAACGGGAATTGATGGGTGATGAATCCAATAAAATGTATGACGCCGTAATTGCTCTGGGTCTCGATTTTGTACGGGACTGCTTTAACGCAAATGAGAGGGGGGATGGACTGCTGCTTGCCGCTCTTTTGTATGAAAAATATCTCTATGTTACGACTCCGGATAAAAAAGGGGAGTGGTACAGATGGGATGGCCATATATGGGAGTTTGACGAGTATGACAGTTGTTACAACATGGTTGAATATGCAGCTATCGCCTATGAGGAATACGCTCTTGATATAGAGGAAAAGAAAAAAGCCGAGCTGGAAGAACTTGCAGAAGAGCGCGAGACTAAAATCGCTGAAATAAAAAGCAAGTATGGTGATGAAGACGCCAAAATCAAGATTGAAAAATTACTCAAAAAGCCGCTTATCCCTTCGTCCTGGATGGATGCAACCATCAAGAGTTATCGGGATCGCGCATGGAAGTTGCGCGGGAAAAACAAGATGTCGACTGTTCTGTTTATGGCTCCGAGAGTCGACGATAGAATTGCGACGGTGACTGAAAATCTTGATCAAAAAGAATGGTTGTTGCCGGCTAAGCAAGGTGTCATTGACCTGCAGCGCGGTATCCTTGTTGACGGCCGCCCGGATGATCTGCTGACAAAGCGCATTGATGTCGCCTATCGTGCCGATGCAGATTACAGGTTTTGGCAGGATATTGTTGATGATACTTGTATTGATCCGGCCAATCCGAGCACAAAAGAGTTGCCTCGTTTTCTGAAACGTTTTTTCGGATCTGCGATAACCGGTAAAATCAACGAAGAATTTCTAGCTGTATTTCTAGGCCCTGGGCGAAACGGTAAGGGCACTATTCTTGGCGCGATCGCTGATGTTCTGGGGCCGTATTACCATGAGGCCAACAGGTCTCTTTTTATCGAACAAAAAAACGAGCCGCCGCCGTCGGCAACGTCTGAGCATATGTACGCTTTGCTCGGGAAACGACTTGTCGTCGGCGCCGAAACCAATAAGGGGCAAAAGATAGACGGCGGCTTGATAAAAAAGCTCACCGGCGGCAATAAAATTAATTATCGACGTAACTATTCCTCAGAAAAAATTGCCAACGCCACTCACACTCTCGTTCTTGAAACCAACAATATTCCATATGGTCTGACAAAGGAGTTTTCCCTTGTCCAGCGCCTCCTGCTGATCGAGCTCTCTTACAGATATGTCGATGATATCGAGGAAGAAGAAAAGAAATATCCGGCGTTAAAAGGGAAGTTTAAGCAAAAAGACAGCGGTTTGAAAGACAAACTCAAGAGCAAGGAAAACCGTGAGGGAATATTGCGATGGCTTGTGGAGGGGTGCCTTGAGTGGCAGGAACATGGTCTTGATATCCCGGACTGTATTCTGGAGTCCAGGGGGGAGCTGATGAAAAAAGAGGACCACCTGGGCCAATTCCTTATAGAAGTCATGGAGCATTGTCCTGATCAGGAGAATATGACCATGAAATTTGGAAATTTTTACAAGGCATTTGAATATTACTGGAAGGAATATATCGACGAAAGCGGAGCCAAAAAACCGAGTAAAAAAACGATCAGTAAATGGATGCGTGAGCGCGGGTATCTGATAGAAAAAATCGGCGGAGACATGTGTGTTCGTCATTTCAAAGTGCGTGATGATGTGGCGTTATCTGTTGAGGAGTTACTGGCATTATGAAATTTCATCCTATTATCCTGCTCTTATCCTGTTTTTGTCCTGCTGTTAACATTTTGTTATCTCAAAGTTTTTTGCGCAAACAGGATGAAAGGATGAAATTCCCTTACGTGCGCACGCGCGTAAGCATCTCCAAAATAGGCAAAAAATGTAAATACAAAAAACTCCTCCCGCGTAGACTTTTTTATCCTTTCATCCTGTTCGTATATTTTTATGTTTAAAATCAATTAGATATTGACAGGATAAAAACAGGACGAAAGCAGGACAACAGGACAAAACCAAAAAGAGCAAAAATGAATACTTCATCCATCGTAGAAAAAATTGCGGCAGATTACAGGCTTCGCCGGCGAGGCAAATTGTATGCCGGTCCTTGCCCTTTCTGCGGTGGCTCAAGCAAGTCTGATAAGTTCAATATCCGCCCTGACGGTGGGTATATCTGCAGGGGATGTGGGAAGACAGGCGATATTATCACCTGGCTGCGTGAAAAAGATGGAATGAATTGCCCGGACGCGCATGACCGTGCCGGTCGCCAGTGTCGACGGTCTGCGGCTTGTCCGGCATCTGAAAAATGCCGCTATGGCGATAAAAAACTAAATTCATCAAGAACAGGACGAAATCATGTCCGGCGCTCTCGTCATTATCCGCACCAGCAGGAAGACAGAACTATTTCCGAAATCATTCCTGAATATCCAACCAGAGTATGGCTTTCGTGGGCTGAAGAATTTGTCGGTAAATGCCATGACCGACTGCTGAAAAATGAAACGGAACTCGAATATCTGGCAGGACGGGGAATCGACAGAAAAAGTATTGAGCGGTTTTCACTCGGGTGGGTGTCGCACCAGTATCAGATTGCGAAAAAAGATATCGGCCTTGCGATCGAGGAAGATGGCAAAACGAACATGTGGGTCCCGGAAGGATTGCTTATCCCCATTTATGACAATGGCGGAGCACTGCACCGCATCAGGATCCGGAGGCCGGTCGCCGCGCGGGAAAAATTTCTCAAGACCTTGAAATATGTGTGGCTGAAAGGGTCTGGAAATCTCCCCATGGTGATTATGCCTGGAGAAAGTCACAGGGGAGCTGTTGTGGTTGAAGCAGAGCTCGACGCAATTGCCATAGCTGCCTCACACAAGGAGGTCATGGTTATTGCAGTTGGCACATTGCATGGTGGAGTTTCCCAGGAACTTCAAGAAATATTAGAGGGCACAGCTGTCATCCTGGTCGCTCTTGATGCGGAATCAAAATCGGTTGACGCCGCTGCCGCCTGGAAAAGAACTTTTCGTCACGCAAAGTACTGGCCAACTCCAAAGGCAAAAGATGCGGGGGATTTTTTCCAGCGGGGTGGAGACCTAGCTGGATGGATTGAGAGTGGTTTGCCTCCAAAGCGATCGGCGGGCTCCGTTGATTCCGGTCCGGCTTCACCTCCTGTCTCTTTTTCCCAGGATGAAGCCTTTTCCCCTGCGCGTGAGCGGAACGGGGGGGAGGGGGAGAAAGAATTATATCAACCTGAGAGTGAGCCGGAATGTATCGAAATCGTTCTCTCAAATGGGAAGGTCATTTACATTGTGCAGCAAAAAAATGAATTGTGGGAGCGCATGTCTGCAGAGGGGAAAGCGGTGTTCACCAGGTGGGAGTTGGAGAGACTCAAAAAAGCCACAGCAACGATGGACCCAAAACAACGAATCAAGGCGGCCATGGCCGCAATAGAGGCAAAAGAAGTGTTCGGCGGATATTTGTCGCGCGGAGAAAATTATGACCGGTGAAAGACGGCCAACAATTCTGGTCGGAGGTAAGCGGAGGGATGCTCGGTGTTATATGGACCGGATTAACCATCGTGTGGATGAACTGAATTCGGCCTCGCGGCCCCGGAGAAAGAGGGACCTGTTACCGGGTGAAGAACGGCAGCTGATGTTGCCGGGGATCGACCGGGGTTGATGGTCGGTATGTGTGTGGTGCATGGAACGAACGTATTATTAACCAGTTTGGAAGAACTAACTAGGAGAATTTCATGAAAAATAAATTAACTGACTTGAATAACCACTTATTTGCTCAGCTCGAAAGATTGAATGACGAAGAATTGAAGGGAGAAAAGCTCCAGGAGGAAATTGAGCGTAGCAAGGCAGTGTCTGCTGTTGCCAAGGACATTGTTGGCAACGCGAAGATCGTGCTCGATGCTCAAAAAGCGGCTTGGGAATGGAACAAGCAACCTGGTGAAGTGCCGAAAATGCTGGAGGCATAATCATGTCACGTTTTTCTTATACCACGGAAATGAAGAATTTCCTCAAGGTAGGGTTTGCTTCATGGAGAATTCCAGAATTGACAGAAAAGTTTAATAACCATTTCGGTCTTAAAAAAACTCCTGGGCAGATTAAGTCATGCCTGAAAAATAACGGCTTTACTTGTGGTCGGAGGGGAGGATGCAGCAAAGGTGAGCGGATTACCTTGCTCACTCCGGAGCAAGTTGAATTCGTAGAACGTAGATATAAAGAGATCACAAGGCATGAGCTCCTTGATGAACTCAATAGAAAGTTTGGTCTCTCCCTGAGACTTACGCAGCTTGTGGCGTTTATAAAAAAACACAAAATAACGTCCGGACGCACTGGGCAATACGAAAAAGGCTGCGTTTCATTTAATGCCGGGACTAAAGGTTTGATGAAGAAAAACTCTGGATCGTTTCAGCAAGGTCATCGACCGAAAAACTATAAACCGCTTGGCCATGAGAGGACAGATAAAGACGGGTACGTACTGGTCAAGGTTGCTGAGTGCAACCCATGGAACCATACAACATCCGGATGGTACCGGCATAAGCATGTAGTCATTTGGGAGGAGGTAAACGGTTCAGTTCCTAATGGCTATTGCGTTCGGTTTAAAGACGGAGATCGGCGTAATATCTGTCTGGAAAATCTCATATTAGTTTCTCGCGGGGAACATGTTCGCTTGACTCAAATGGGCTACGGAGATCAGCCTGATGAAATAAAACCTGTTCTGGTTGGTGTTGCGAAACTGGAGCAAGCAATCCACGAGAAGCGTTGTAAAACAACCTGAAGGATCCCGCGAACGAAAATGAAAGTGTTACCAAATTTGAGAAGATCAAAAAATGAAGCAGGAACAGACTGTAAAAAATGCCGTTAACAGCATCTGTTAAATTTTGTAAAAATTTAAAAATAATATGCAGTTATCCAAAATATTATAATAATGCATATCAAGAAAATTGCGCCCAGTATATTGTCATTTTGGATCAGGTTGATTGACCATATTGACAAGACGGAAGAAATGAGTGGCTCAAAACTGTTGTTCAACAGTTCGAAAAGCTCTTTTCTTGCAAATATCAGAAAAAAAATAAGTGAGACAACTAATATGCAGCCGAAAACAATTTCCATTAGACGTCCTTGTTTTTTTGTGAATAGCCTGGAACACCTTGAATTACAGGGAGTATTCTATATCAAGGGTAAAATTTAAACAAATTTTTTGCAGTATTTTCACAGTGTCGAGCAAAAAAAATTTCTTTTTCTTGGACCAAAGCGTCAGAACCCCGATTTGAGATGTCGGGATTTTTGAGATGCTCTGGTCCCCGGACGGGCGGCATGACAGGTAAATCGGTAGAGATGAAAAGACAGGATATTCCCGTTGTAGATTGGAAAAAATATCAAGAGACCAAAAATAAAGCGGATGTCCTTAGATTCCTGGTTGATTCTGGATGGATGATAAAAAGGCAGACGTTTTATAACCATTGTGCGTCTGGAAAATTGCGGGTGAACCGTGGTGGGGTTTATTCGAGTGGGATGGTCAGGAAGTATGCGGAAAAATATCTCATTCACAAGGCTGCCGGAACAACTTTGGAAGGTGCCGAAGAGAGTCTTGCTGTGCAAAAGACACAGCGGGAAATTAAAAGAATTGAAACTCAGGAGGCCCATGAGCGTTTTAAGCTCGATCTTCTGCGCGGCAAGTATCTGAAAAAATCAGATGTTTATGCCGAGTGGGCGGCTCGGGCCGTGGTGATCGACAGGGGGCTTGAGTATATGATCGAGGCCAATCTGGCAAAAATGATTGTCATGGTCGGTGGCGATCAGCAGAAGGCGCCCCAGCTCCTGGAGTATCTGATTGAACAGAAAAATATACAGATGAACGAATTCGCCAATATGGAGAATTTCCGGGTGGTGATGGAGCTTGAAGAGGAGAGCGAAAATGTCATTTAGGGCAACACGGCTGGTCGCCAGCTATGAAGACAGATCGGAACTGCATTTTGTCCAATCAACTGAGGGGTATGTCTGGATGCGGCCCCAAACGGACAAGGGCAAACGCTTGCGGTTTTATGAGACGGAAATTGTCGCAAGCTCAGACCGCGAGGCGCTGGCTGAGGTGCGGCGGATAGCGGACCAGGAATTTAGCGACCGTCTGTTTCCCGGGAAAATTTCACGGAGGTAAAGCGTGTTGACTTCCCCTGGGGCTCCCCCAACATACCATGTAAAACAGTTGCCGACATGGATGCGGAAATTGCCATCGCATATTCGCACTGGTTTTGACTGCACGACTTCTTTTTCAATATCTGAAAGAAGAGCTTATCGCAGAGCGAAAAAGATCCTGCCGTCCGAGTGGTGCGAAAAGTACCGTTTTATTACCCAGGGATCTATGGCCGGATCGCTGATGAAAATGGAGGTAACGCCCCATGTGGTCGGCCAGCTGGACGCAGCCGATCGTCCATTTGTCCGGTGTGTTGTTGTCTGCGCGGGGCCTCAGTCGGCAAAATCTACCATGGTCGACAGCTATATGGGCTACAGAATGGACAGGGCTCCAGGTCCTGCCCTTTCCGTTTATCCGGACAAGCTTACGGCGGAAAAGAATTGCCGTAAACGTATCCATACCATGATCGATATGTCTCCTCGGCTGCGCCGTCTGAAGACAGGTAACCGTGATGACATAACCAACTTGAGCGTTAAGTTGTCGACGATGGAGTTTCTTATGGGGTGGTCCGGATCTGCTATTTCCCTTTCAAACGAATCGATCATGCTGCTCGATCTGCAGGAGGTCGACAAATATCCGGAGTCGCCGAACAAAAAAGAGGCTGGCACTATCGAGGTTGCCGAAACCAGGGTTATAGCTTTTCCCAACAGCTATAAAATTTTTATCACATCAACTCCGACAACGGAAAACGGCCCGATCTGGCAAGCGCTGACAGTTGAGTGCGAGGTCATATACGATTACTACGCAAAATGCCCATATTGCGGGAAAGTGCAGCATATGGTGTTTGAAAACATCAAGTGGCCGAAAGGAGATGACGGTCATTCTATCGACTACAGGGACATTTTCCGGGAAAAACTTGCGTGGTATGAATGTGAGGAATGCTCGGCGAAATGGAGTGATTACGATCGGAACCAGGCTATCCAGACAAAGTCATGGTATGAGCGTCGATCAGACGGAAAGCGCGGGCTGAAACTCGAAGAGCACCTTGAAAAATTTCGTCCGGCATATATCGGTTTCCACCAGCCAAGCTGGATTTCTTCCCGCGTATCGCTGTCGAAGGTCGCTGCAGACTGGTTGCGGATAAAGGACCCGAGAAGGGATAAAAACCAGCAACGGAAAGCTCGAAAAAATTTCTATAACAAACATAAAGCCGAGGCATGGCTTGAGCGTGAGGTGACCAGAACCGACGATATGCTTCTGGCTTTGAAAGATGATCGCCCTGCAGGTGTTGTTCCCGGGAAAAACAAGGTTGCCGGCTTAGTCTTTGGGGCAGATACGCAGGACGACGGTTTCTGGTATTCCATTTACGCTATCGGTTACGGCAAGGTGCCTGAGCGGTGGCTGGTGCAGGATGGATTTGTTTTTTCCTTTGACGATCTGGAGGCTGTCCTCTGGGAGAATGTTTACAAGGATACGGACGGGAACATTTATCCTGTGCAGTTTGGGCTCCTTGACTCAATGGGGCACCGGACAAGTGAAGTTTATGATTTTTGCGATGGTTTCCCAGGATTGATATTGCCGTCAAAAGGTGAGCGCACAATGGCAACTCCCTATAATTATGCCGATGTGGAATTCTACCCCGGAACTGAAAAGAAAAAATTCCCAGGAAACCTTAAACGGGTACGGGTTAACACCACCCATTATAAGGACAAGCTTGACGGATTGTTCCGGGTGAAAGCGGCGGATCCTGGAGCGCTCCGGTTTCACTCCGAAATATCAGAAGACTTTGTCTTTCAGATGCTTGCTGAAGAACGGGACGAAAACGGGGTCTGGGTGAATGACAAAAACCGTGCAAACCATCAGTGGGACTGCGGCGTTCTTGCCCTGGTTGCCGCTGATATCAAGGGTATCCGGTTCTGGCCTACTCCGGAAGAAGCGCAGCAGGTGGTGAAGCCAATAAGGCAGAGAAAACAGAAACAAAAAAGGCAGAGGTGGTAAATGTCTGGGCTTGTTGGCATGAAGGCAATCTGTAACCATATGGGGCAGTCAGAGACCACTGTTTTAAAGCTCATCAGACAGGAAGGGTTTCCGGCAGTAAAGGTGTGCGGGACTTGGAATTCTGATTCGAGTGAGATTGAGGCGTGGCGAAAAGATAAAATCAGGATCGCAAGGGAAAATAATAATCAAAAATAATTAAAGGTATTTCTTCTTGTCGGTATTAATAAAATAATGTAGCATTCCTCAACCACTCAGAAGTAACGGTTCCATAAAATTCGGCATTTAACGGTATGTTTTTTATGGTTTTTAATCCTAACTTTAACCAAACTTGGGAGATAAGATCGTTATGAAAAAAGATAATGAAGAACAAAAAGTAAATGATCCTGGCAGACGCTCGGCTTTAAAGAAAATGGCTGTAGGTGCAGGTGCCGTAGCAGGAATAAGTTTACTGCCTGATAAGTGGTCTATCCCAGTCGTGGAATCAATTGTTGTGCCAGCTCACGCAGAGACTAGCGGACCAGCTCCTCTCCCAAGTGTTACAGTTACTATTATTAATAATAGTTCCCTTGGTGTCGGTTTCGACTATACAGGCCCCAGTGGCACAGAAGAGGTTGGGAATCTTGCCACACTTTCAAGCCTGACTGTTCAAGCAAAGCCATTAAGCGAAATGATAATACATCCAGAGGGCCATGTTGGCTTTTTGGATTACGTAGGTGATGGTGTAGCCAGCACTTTGGTTATTGACATATCCGCGACCGAAAGCCGTTTTATAGGTAATCTAGGACCTGGTGCTAGCGGAACTGTTACTATTACTGATAGTCGAGGTTAAAGGCGATGGGGGCAACGGAAGTTCTATGGGTTGCTTAGGTCGTATAGGAAAAATTCAACCTAACCTAAGATGTGTCCTTCCATTATCCGCAGCTTGCCGCCAAAAAGATAATAAACCATTGAACCCTCAGTTTGAGAGTTAATGGTTTATTTACAGACTCGCCGACGCATCTTTCCAAACGATACGTCGGCTTTTAAAGTCGTGTTGCTGGCTATCCAGAAAGCTTCAAAAAGGCAGTTAAGTTATACAGAATTATTTACAGAGTCGTTTCGGTTTCGTCGTCTGACGTTTTCCGCTTTCCCTGCTGTTTTCGCTGCTGTTTCTCTTCTTTCTTCTTTTTCTTCGCGAGTTCTTTCTGGCGCTTTTCGTACGAATAATTATTTCTGGTCAAGACTCCCTCCTGTATTTATGGTTTGTAATCGGAAACTCTGTCTTGAACCACCCCCAAATACCCCTGCAGATCGCCGAGGTATTTACGTGCTTCCGTGCAGGTCTTATTTTTTCTGGACAACATTTGCCGCAGCCGGGCCTTTTGGTCCCTCGACAATGTCAAAGGTGACCTCAGCCCCCTCAGTAAGGGTTTTAAACCCTTGTGCCTGAATTGCAGAATGATGAACAAAGATGTCCTCGCCCCCTTCCTGCTCAATAAAACCAAAACCCTTTGCATCATTGAACCATTTAACTATTCCTTTAGCCATTTTGTATTACTCCTCTTTCTTGGGGATATACCCCTTTCTTGATAATAGTCGAAATATCTCACTGAAATTTCGACACTTTGTGTTGATTTTCTGATGAAAATGCTATCTCAGTGCAGGTTTACGTACTCCGAAATCAAAAGTACATGCCCTTCTGCGACGGCTTTTCCCTCTGTTTATTTGTTTTACCGTAGTTTGTTGTTCCTCTCCAGCAGGAAGTGTTTTAACCTTGCTTTCGAGAGCCTCTGGGGGATGCTCAGCACGGCTTATCTTCTTGCCAAGACTACGTTCAATGGTGGAAATCATCTTCATGTCTTGAGGCTCCGCAAAGGTCATAGCCAGACCAGTACGATTGGCTCGTCCTGTCCTGCCCGTTCGATGAGTATAGGTTTCGACGGTGTCTGGCATATCGTAATTTATGACAAAAGAGACATCGTCGACATCGATTCCCCGCGCGGCAATATCAGTTGCCACCAGAATCCTGTATGTGCCGTTTCGAAAACCATCCATGGCCTGCTGCCTTTTGCTTTGAGACATATTGCCCTGGAGCGCAATAGCATTAAAACCGACTTTCTCCAGAATCCCGGCCAGACTTCGTGCCTTGTGTTTTGTTCGGGTGAAGACCAGGGTACAGGCGTTGCCGCCTTCGGCAAGAATGTTTTTCAGCAGGGCGTTTTTTTCCCCTTTAGAAACCTGATACAGGGAATGGGAAATTGTTGCCGCAGGAAGAGTATGACTGACCTGCACCGATACAGGGTTATGCAGAATATCCTGGGCCAGAGAACGAATAGCCTGGGGCATCGTCGCAGAAAAAACAAGTGATTGGCGTTTTTTGGGAAGCTGCCGGATTATCCGCTTTATATCAGGGAGAAAGCCCTTATCGAACATGTGGTCGGCTTCATCCAGAACCAGAACCTCGACAGAACGTAGATCAAAGTGCTTTTCATTCAGGAGGTCGATCAAACGCCCCGGACAGGCAACTAGAATATCTACTCCGTTGCGAATAGCTCTGATCTGCGGCTGTTTACCTACGCCACCGTAAACGACTGCGCTCTTCAGACCGGTCTTTTTAGCCATTTTGATAATGTTCTCATTGATCTGTTCCGCCAGTTCCCTGGTTGGTGCAACAATGAGGGCCCGGATTCCCTTCCTGGGGCTCTGGAGCAATACCTGTAAGAGTGGTAATACAAAAGCCGCTGTCTTGCCGGTACCTGTCTGGGCCAGGCCGAGCACGTCGTGGCCTGCCAAAATTTGAGGGATAGCTTCCTTCTGGATTGGGGTTGGAGATGTGTAACCGCAAGCTGCAATGCCTGCGTTGATTTTAGGGTCAAATTGAAAGTGGTTAAAACTCATAATGTCCTATAATGTTTCGTGATAAGGATCTGCAGACCGAATATTTTCCAGTCTGATGAAATCCTTTGTAAAGTCAAATAAATACGTGTTTTTTTGAAAATGATTTTAGACGAACGAATGGTCTTGTAACTTCTGCAATATCCGTCTTGGGTAAAATTTGATCAAACGTCATGCCCTGCACTTTCGTGATGAAACAAAGCAAGTGGTTTGATGGTATGCTGAATGTGAAATTGATTGCGGAACTCGGTTGCTAAAGTGACGATAAAGATCGTATGGTGCTGTAAGTATTCAGTATGGTGCTGTAAATATTTAATAAGTGCTTCAAGAATAACTAACAACGCGAGTAAAACAACGAGGTTGGCACGAAAGACCTGAAGAAATGGATGACTACTTAATTGTCTGATGCGACTATAGCCTTTTTTTTCGAATGTGCAAGTAATTATTATGCAGTAAATATTATTATATCCTTTTGCAAAGTGTTTTTGCTATGTCGTTGCGACAAGCATACCTAATATCTACGTCGCTTGCCTTTTTTCTGAGGCTTGGTTTCATTGCATATCAGATTTTTAAATAATAACTGTAGGTTAGAAATATTTTTGATCGTGTATTTTTAGAAACTGATTGTTGAATTTAACTTTGCCAGAATGAAGGTACTCAGTCCAGTCTTTCCCTTTGCCTTAAGATACTTCCTTTTTTTTGTAGGCCGTACTCTGAAACCATGGTTACGAAGTAGTTCGGTCTGTTGAAAGACTTTTCAGCAAGACCGGTCCGGCCCAGCCGCGCAAGAGGCAAATCGTGGATTTCCAAAACCTTGTCAACCGTAAAAACCGGTAAATACCGGTAAATACCCATCTCTGACCGGTAAATACCGGTAAATTTCCAAACCAGCCAAAAACGGCATGTATAATCGCTCCAAGCAAGTTGTGAAAAAAATACACAATATTTTTCATAAACAAAGGAGCGACGCAAATGGCATTTACTCAGACGGATATTGACAATATCGAAAGGGCTTTGGTCGATGTTGCCCTCGGTAAGCGTGTCACCTCAATTACAATTGACGGTGATCGAACCGATTTTGCCGATGGCGCGACTATTAATCAGCTTAAATCACTCCTTGCTTTAGTAAAATCCTCCGTCGCAGGTTCAAGTTTTTCCCCACGCACTATCGCCAAACATGGGAGGCGCAGATAATGGGTTCTGTCGTCTCGTTGAAAGATTTTAAACGTTACGCTGCCGGCAAGCCCAGCCGTTCCGGTGGTGACTGGCGACCTGTTGATAGCGGAATCAACGACCTAATCTCCATGGCCGGTCCTACCGTCCGGGCCAAGGTCCGGCAGCTTATCCGTGATTTTCCATATTTTGCCAGAGCCAAGAGAATTATCACCGACTTTACCGTCGGAGAGGGAATTTCGCTGCAGTCCAGGGCAAGTGGGGCTGATGGCAAATATAACAAAAGACTGGCGCAGCAGATCGAGGATGGCTATCGCTGGTTTTGCGATGAGGCTGATATTGCAGGAAAACTGCATCTCAAGGAGATGGAGCGTCTCTCCCGTGATCAGGATACCGAATGCGGCGAATATTTTTACATTAAAACCAGGTCAAAAAACAGGAATCGCTATGTTCCCCTGGCTCTGCAGATGTATGAGGCCGACTGGCTGACAACGTATGGCGCACAAGTTAAAAACCGTAATCACAGAATAGAGCAGGGTGTCGAATTTCACGCCGAAACCGGGGAAGTAAAAGCGTATCATTTTACCGACCCTAATGGTTACGGCAAGCCGCAGCGCATCGAGGCCGACCAGGTGATCCATGGGTTTGAGACGCTACGTCCCGGCCAGCTACGTGGGATTTCCCCTTTTACTCCAGGAGTTATCGTCACCGAAGATCTCAAGGACTGTATGGAAGGGGAGATTGATGGCTTTAAGTACGCCTCCAAATGGCTGGCAATAGTCAAGTCGATGGACCCGGTGGCCCGGCAGAAAGCGCTGACAACAAAAGAGGCGAATTTTCTCCAACCAATAGAAGAGCTGGAGAACGGCATTATCGAATATGTCAATCCTGGCGAAGATGTGCATTTGATGGCTAACCCCAGGCCGTCCGGCAACCTGGAACCGTTTGTCCGTCTCATTCTCTCCATGCTTTCGGTCTCAACCGGTGTTCCATATGAACTGCTTTCCGGTGATTATCATTGTCTGAACTGGGCTGTTATCAAGGTTGTCCGGGCTGATTTCAAGCATGTACTAAAGCCTGTATCTGCTCGCCACATCCGTCAGAACTGTCAGCCGATATTCAGGGCGTTTATGGACGACGCGGTTCTTTCCAACCGACTGAATATTCCAGGATACTTCTTTAATCCATATCCCTATCTGAAAGCTGTCTGGCAGCCGCCTGTCGCCGATCCGGTGGACAAACTGCGGGATGTGAAAGCCGACATTGAGGAAATGCAACAGAACCTGCGCTCGCCGCAGGAGGTTGTGGCGGCAAGAGGACGTCAGCTTGAAGATGTTCTCGACGAGATCGCCGACGCCAAGAAGATGATGAAAGACCGTGGACTTACTATGGAAGAGGTTTCTACGGCCCTGGCCAATAACCCGGCAGCATTACAAAAGGATTGAAAATGACCAAACGACAGTTTTACCGCTCTTTATCTCTGCGAATGGAAAAAGGCACTCCGTCCACTTACGACGAAAAGACCAGGTCGGTTGAGGTCGTGGTCGCGACTGAAGGCAGGGTTCGTGTTTACGATTGGAATCGAGGGGTAATTGATGAAATTCTGCTGATGTCCGGTCTCGAAATGCCTGATAATCGCCAGGTGCCGCTTCTCGATACCCACAGCCGTTATTCAAGTTATTCGGTTATCGGTTCCTGCCGCAATATGGCTGTTGAAAAAGAGGAACTGGTAGGGAGAGCTCATTTTTCTACTGTTCAGGAAGCAGAATCACAGCACACCAAGGTGCGTGAGGGACATCTCACTGACTTTTCTGCTGGGTATGAAATTTTGGAAGGTGGCGCGATCTGGGTCGAGGATGGAGAGAGCGCTGTAGTCGATGGCAGGAGTTTCGAGGGGCCGGTACGTGTCGTGTCGAAGTGGAGAATAAAAGAGTTAAGTGTCTGCCCAATCGGGGCGGATGGAAAAGCAAAGGCAAGGGCAGAATCGCCCGCGCCCCAACAAGAGGAACGACTCATGGACGAGAGATTGAGAGCATTCCTTGAGCGGCGAGGGCTGCCCAAGGACGCAACCGAAGAACAGGCATGGGAGTATTTTGGCCGTATGAGCGATGAAGATCAGCGTAAAGGGCAACGTTCCGCAGGAGCCAATAATCATACCGGTGGCAGCGGTCACCAGCCAGCGCAAATAGATCCGGCAGTGGCGGCACAAAATGCGATTGAGGCGGAGAGGAAGAGAAGTGCGGAAATTCAGTCAATGTGCCGATCGCACGGTTTTGACGACCTTGCCATCACTCTGGTTGCTGATGGTTCGAGCATTGAGCAAGCTCGTAAAACGGTAATGGATGAGATTCTCAAACGGCAGCAGGGTGACGGCGGATATGGCTTCCGTGCTCCTGTCGAGGTCGGCGTTGAGGAGATGCAGAAATTCCGCGCGGCCAGTCAGGACGCGATCATGGTTCGGGCCGGGGTGCCGGTTGAACAGCCTGCGCCTGGTTTCGATGAATTGGCCGGTCGTTCTCTGGTTGACCTTGCCAGGATGTCATTGATTCGATCCGGTAGATCAGACGCCGGTCGACCGCTCGACGTTGTCGGTCGGGCGCTTACGACCTCAGAGTTCCCGGTAATTCTCGGTAATACGGCAAATCTATCATTGATGTCTGGGTGGGATGCTTCCGGGGAAACATGGCAAATCTGGTGTGATACCGGATCGGTTTCGAATTTTCTTACCCACAAACAGGCAAGAGCGTCCGAGACTTCCGATCTTGATGAGATTCCGGAGGGCCAGGAATACAAGTATGGTGAGCGGTCTGAGGCGTTCGAGGAGTATGCCATCGCGACCTATGGGAAGCTCTTTGCCATAACCCGCCAGGCAATTATAAACGACGATATCGGCGCTCTTACCGATATACCGTTTGCTCACGGTGAGGCTGCTGCCAGAAAGGTCGGAGATATAGTTTACGCAGTGCCTATAGCAAACTCCGTAATGGGTGACGGCAAGGCGCTTTTTATCGCCGCGCATAACAACATCCTTACCGGAGGAGTAGTTTCCGAAACCACGCTCAACGAGGGTTATACCAAAATGGGCCTGCAAAAAGATATCGCCGGAAAGCGTGGGCTCAATATTTCTCCTGAATATTTTATCGGTCCCAAATCTATCCAGGGTTCAGCGGAAATATTTTTTAACTCCAACCAGTTTGCCGCCGACAACAAAGGGGCGACTAGGACCAATATCTATTCCGGCAACAAGCTGACCAGGGTCTACGATTCACGCCTTGATGATGACTCTACCACGGCATGGTATCTGGCAGCGAGGAAAGGCAAGACCGTTAAGGTCTTTTTCCTCGACGGAATCCAGAAGCCGTACCTTGAGCAGAAGTCAGGTTGGTCAGTTGATGGTGTCGAGCATAAGGTCCGGATCGACGCAGGGGCAAAGGCCATGGATTGGCGCGGTCTTTCCAAAAATGCCGGAGCGTAATGGGGTTGTTCCGGTGATGGACGCAGCTAGTTTCCTCTCCTGGCTGGCTGCGTCCAGCTGTAAAGAATAGGGGGGAAACGAAAATATCATTTATTGAGGGGATAACAATGCAAAATTCCGCACTTGAGAACAGAAAGAAAGTCGCTCTCTTTCAGTATGATTTTGAAAAAGACGGCGGCGCTGTTGGCGATATAACCCTTCGCGGTCCGTCGATTCCGGATGGCGCTCTTGTTGACTTCGGTCTTATCGATGTGCAGACCGCTCCAACCAGTGGCGGTGCCGCAACTATAGCTCTGGAACTTGCATCTGCAGGTGACGTAAAAGCTGCTACTGCAATCGCCTCCTTTGCCACTGGTCCGGTGTCTGCCGTTCCTGACAAAACAGCGGGGAATGCTATCAAGTTGGCAGCGAATGCTTCGCTTACCATGACCATTGCTGCAGCCGACCTTACTGCCGGTAAGATTGTGGTCGCTCTTGAATATTTTATGACCGAGTAAGACGATGACATCTTTTCGTGACCTGCAGCTGTCAGTCCTGGTCGACGCTTTCTCACCGGAAAAATTCGGCCAGGTTGTCAATTATAACGGCACTGATCTAAACGCTATTTTCCGTTCCCAGGGCAAGGACCGTGATAATCGTAATGGTTCTGCCGATGTCGGAAAATTGCAGGTTATGAAATCGGATATCCCCGAGTGGAATTATGGGGATGAGGTCCTCGTTGACGGTAGATGGTGGAAGGTCAAAAAAGAAGTTGAAGGTTCAACCTGGTTTAAATGGATGCTCCATGTTGAGCGTGATGTGAGGCACAAGCCATGAGTGGTCCGTCTGGAGCCAGAATGGTTGTTCGTAATATGAACAATTTTCGCCAGGAGCTGAAAAGCTACGATGAAAATCGGCGAAAGACCGGTGAAATCGCGGTGCGTGTGGAAGCGTTTCGGCTCTCGAAGTTGTTGAAAAAACAGATGCGTGGTGGTGGGGCTGGTGGCAAACAGTTCGCCCCGTTGCGAACGGTTTCCAAGGCTGTTCCATCAGGCCGGAGAAAACCTTTGGCGGCCCTGGCTATTGCCGTCCGTTACTGGGCTGAGACATTGAGTGATGGCCGGGTTTTCTCGGTCGGTTTTAACAAGAATAAAGTTATCAGTTTTCGTGGGACAAATGATCCGAACCATAATCTCTCGTCGTCATGGGTAAGAATTGCGGAAGTGATGCAGGAAGGGGTCGAACATCCAGTAATGGATCGTGGATTATGGTTTGCGCGTAGGGGCGGTCGATATGAAAAAATAGGTAAGTACCCACGGTTGAGGAAATACTTTTTCCTGCGTAAATCAACGACCTTTTTCAGGACTCCGGCAAGGCCGATTATTGACCCGTTCTGGCAGCAAAACAAGATGGATGCAGAACGAAATATCATATCAAACTACAACCGTAAAATGCGAGGCGAAAAAATCTGATGGATGCCAACGTGTTGACCTCTTCTTTTCAGCTTGCAGTTGCAAATAACGCAGGTTTCGTCGCCTGGTGCGTTGAAAAATATAACAGCGAACCTGTTGTCCAGGTTGGTCTTAATCTTGAAGACCCTCCGGACGGATATAACTATCCTCTGGTGGCTATCAGTTTTGCCACTAAAAGAGGAGGGTTGGGATCTGATAGAGAGACATTGCTCTATGCCGTATCGTTTGCAATTCTTGACGACGCCGCTCCGGATGTTGACGGAAAGCTGAAAACATACCGTCAGGTGGTCGACCTGGAAGAGGGGCGGCAATTGCTGGTAAAGGCTCTTGCGTCTGCCGATCTGGATGGAGGTCAATTCGGTGAGATAGAGGTTGAAAACGATCCTGTGGAATTCTTCCCTATCTTTTCCACCAATATGGCGATTCCGGTTACCAGGCCGTATGTGTTTCGCGAAGATAAACTCATTTAGGAGACTGCTATGGCTCTTACTCCAAACAATTTCCCGGCGGCGGTGGAGAGAATCCACGAGCTGGAGAAAGAAGTAGAAGAACTGAAAAACGAAAACATCCGGTTAGCGACTGCTCTTAAAGAGGTTCAAGGCTTTCCCCCGGATGCATCGATTAACTCCACAGAGGAGAAAGGATAATGTCTGGAGCACTTGATTATTTGACTGCTGCTGATGCGGCCATCGTTCTGAATTACGGTAAAGCTGAACAAGCTGTGGTGAAGGGTTTGAATAAACTTTCCCCACCAGGGTTTGAGCGTCAGGTTATTACCCTGGATGAGTTTCGTCAGGCTTTTGACCGAAAGTTTCTCGGGTCTGGCGCATACAATGATATCAGCTATGCAGGGTGGTTGATTGCCGATGATCATGATGGGCAGGGAGCTTTGAAGCAAGCTGCGCTCAACGGTACCAAGCTGGTTGGTCGTGACCTGCTCGGTTTTCTTGACTACAACCACTTTTTCACCACAGATCTGGCAAACGATCCATCGTCCTCGATGCAAATTTCCGGGGCTCTCTCCGGGGAGGCTGGCAAAAACGATGCTTTCCCGGTGTCCGGGAAGATCGTTCCCAATGGTCGGTTGGCAATCTATACCGCTCATATGGTGGAATCTGCCACTCCGACTCTTGCCTTTGTCGACGGCGCTGGCAGTAACGACACTATCACCGATTCGGCAAGCGGTTTTATTACTGCAGGTTTTGTTGCCGGAATGACTCTGCTTATTTTCGATTCTACATCAAACGATGCGGTTAACACCACTATCACCAATGTGGCTGCGGGAGTATTGACCCTGGCGTGTAAGTCTGTGGTTTCTTCTGAGGCCGGTATCGAGGGAATGGAAATCCACGGCGGCACCATTTAAGGACGACCGTTTTAAGATAAAAATGGCCCGGAGTCCGGGCCTGAAAAAAACAGGAGAAACAGTATGCCACGGCTTATCGGGAAAATTGAGGTCTGGTTTCCTTATATGGACGATGAAAAAGAGGGGAGGGTCCTTATTCAGAATCTGACCGACGAGGATCTGTCGGCGATCAAATCAAAGGCTTTGACTGAACGTGCGGTCTATGACCCGGAAAGAAACACCACGGTTACCGAAAGGGTGTTTAACCAGGAGGTTGACCGCGCTGAAACCGCTATCAGGACGGTGAAGGATTGGGAAGGCTTTTTCGACGAGGACGGCGTGAAAATGGAATGTACAGACCAGAATAAGGCTCGCTGGTCTTGTTCGTCTCAGTTCATGGTTTTTATCAACGGAAAACGCAAAATTGTAGACGAACAAGCCAGAGAGAGGGCGAAGGCTGCGTCAAAAAACTAATCGACTTTGCCGCCTGGTTGTCCGGGGTGGGGCGGCAAAGCTGCAGAGATTGCAAGGCGACATACGCGGCAAGAAACAAAAAGGCACCCTGGGACAAAGTTGCTCCGGTCAAAAAGGATCCTCCGTGCCGCAAATGCAAACCGGAGGAAAATCAAGACAACAAGCAGGTTTTTGATGTGTACAGCCGTTGCAGCGATCAGTGGCGGGAGTCTGGCGGTCTCTGGATTGCAAACGCTGATATTGAGGCTGCTATGGACGTTATTGGTGTTCCGGTAGGTGACCGGTTGGATCTTTTTGACCAGGTTAAACTTCTTGCCTCAGAGGTGGCTTTGCATATTGGTAAGGAGCGGGAAAAGCGGCGGCAGGAAGAGGAAGAGAAATTGAAGAACAGGGGAAAGGCGAGGTAATTCAATGGCGCAGCTCAAAGTCGACCTTGTGGTTGATGATAAAGGAAAGCTGGTTATTACCGGTTTCGGCAAAGAGGTCGACCGCGTTATGTACTCGTCCAGGGCCGCTGTTGCCGATTTCGGTCGCCAGGTTGCTATTGGTGGTGCTGCTCTGACCGCTTTTGTTGCTGCCGGTGGATATGCCGTTTCTCAGTTTACAAAAGTTGCCGACACCTACTCTCTGATTGAAAGCCGTCTCAAGCTGGTTACAGATGGAACCGAGCAGCTCAACCGTGTTCAGGAAAAGCTGTATCAGAGTGCGCAGGACACCTATCAGGGGTATGAAGCGACAGCCGGACTCTATACAGGTCTTGCCAGGTCAACCAAGGAGCTCAATATCTCAGAGGAGAGGCTGCTTGGAATAACCGAGTCTCTTAATAAGTCGATGGCCGTTTCCGGTGCTTCCCAGGAGGCCCAGGCCAACTCGATGCAGCAGCTGAACCAGGCAATGTTTGGAGGGATCGTTCGTGCTGAAGAATTTAATTCTGTCATGGACAACACGCCTCGGGTTCTGGAGGCGGTTGCTGACGGTATGGGCGTTACCATGGGAGAACTTCGCCAGAAGATGCTTGATGGCAAGTTGACCGCTGAGCTTTTCCTGGAGAGTTTTGAAAAAGGCGCTGGCAGAATAGACGAGGAATTTTCCCAACTGCCGCTCACGGTTGAACGGGCAACTACTTATCTTGGCAATGTATGGGAGTCCATAATCGATGGGGCAAACGACACCTCCGGAGCAACAGGATCAATCGCTCAGTCGATAAAGGATCTTGCCGATACTGTCGAGGAAAACAAGGATGGGATTATTTCTTTGTTTTCCAATCTGATTGATGCTTCTGCCTGGGTAATCGGTGCGATTGCCAATATAGCCAAAAGTTTTGAGGGGTGGGCTGCTGTCGTCGATGGCGAACTCGGATTTTTTGAATTTGCCACCATGAATGCTGAAGAGCTCGCGGTGTGGCTTGAAAAAGACCGGCAGGGCATTGTCGACCTGGAAAAGAAAATTGAAGAGTTGGGAAGAAAGCGTAAAGAGGTCGCTTATTCCTATGCTCTTACCAGCGAAGCGAGAAAGGCAAAACAGGCTGAGCTGAAGGCGATTGATGCTCAGATTGCTGCTCACAAGCTGCAGATCAAGGTTATTAAAAATCTGTCTCAGGTTGTAGAGGAAGAATATCACGACCCATGGATACAAGGGGCAAAGGAGGTTGTAAAGGGTACAGAAAAAGTCACCTACACGCAAAAGCAGCTCAATAAGTTTGTCAAAGACGGCGAAAAACTTGGGGAAGATCTCTGGCTGGTCCACGACAAGGGAATGAAAAAAGCAAACATGCGAGGCATTCAGCTTGTCGGGACAATGGAAGAGCTCAAAGAAAAAACCGCCAAAGTTGATGGAGCCCTTTCTGAATTCTTTGACGATCTTGACGATGGATCCTACCAGGCCACAACCAGTATGTCAGATGATTGGGAAGAACTTTCTTCATCAATTGAGACAAATTTCAAAACAATGGTTGGCGACTCCCTGAGAGGTGAATTTGACAGTATTGGTGATGCCTTTAAATCGCTAATTGACGACATGCTTTCAACGTTTCTCGGAATGGTTGCTGAGATGATGGCCAGTGAGGCGTGGAAGTGGCTGACGTCTTGGTTTACTGGAGATGAGTATTCTTTCGGTGGTTTCAGTTTTGGTGGCGGTTCTGGTGGCGGCGTTGGTGATTTGATGAGTTGGGGGTCTGCCTTAAAAACCGGGGTTTCAAAAGTGGGAGGGTGGCTTGGGATAACCAGCGCAACTTCTACTGCCCCAGCCGCTATTGCAAGCACTACTCCGGCGTATGTTGCCGGTGGAGCACCGCTCGCCTCCGCTCCAGCATACTCTCTCATGCCGTACAGCACGACTGGGACGCTTGCCGGGGCCGCAGGGGCGACTGGAACAGCAACAAGTGTTAATGCCGGAACGCAGCTTGCACTCGCAGAAGGGACATATGGAAGCTCGCTTGGCGGCGGTGGCGGCGCAGCCATGGCCGGAGCAGGGGTTGCTGCTGCTGCGGTGTTCGGGGCGAAAATGATAGCCGAATGGGGCGCGGACGGCAGCCTGTACGACCAGCTCCAACAGGCTGCCGTCGGAATTCAAGAATTGCAAGCTGCAGGGGTTGGGGACACACTTACCAGGATTACCGGAGATACTGCTGAGAACTTGGATGCCCTGGCCGATGATTTTGAGGCGTTTACCCATGTGTCGGCAAATGCGTCCGGGGTCATGTATTTGGCACGAGAGTCAATGGATGGCCTCACAACCTCCGTCGATTCGTCGGTTATGGTGTTGAACCAGGCTACAGGCGAGTGGGTCGACCAGACCAGCGCGTTTTCAGCGATGATGGGTTCTATGAGCGATGCGCTTGCCGGGGCGTCTGAGGTATCGATGGACGTTGTCCGGGCCACGGCACACCGGATTGCAGCGGAGCGAGGGCTTCCGAGTCTCGAAGATGAACTTGCCGCCGCGTTTATGGTCAATTACGGGGCCGCAACCGACCTTAACCAGGCGATGAAGATGCTTGCTGCAGGAACTGCATCGTCTGCCGATTCCATTTCCTCTTCTGCCAGACGTGTTGCCAGTTTTCGAAATTTTGATGTCCGGGTTTATAACCCGATGAACGAGGGACGCAGGGCTGATGGCGGCTTACTTCCACGAGGGTACGCGACGTTTAACGACGGAGGTATTCTCCAAGGTGGGTCCGGAATACGTGATGACCTATACCTCGGGACCATAAACGGCCAGGCGCAGATTGCTATGGGTGGCGAGTATATTATCAATACATATTCGACCGCCAAGCATAAGCAACTGCTTGATTATATCAATGCAGATCGGTATGCGGGTGGCGGTCACGTTCGGTCTACAGCTGTACCTTTGTCGTATGGTTCCTATTTTCCTGGAGGTCTGGATTTAGAAACTATGCTCCTGCAAATTTTAACGCATGTCAAAAAAGCTGCAGATGTCCTGAGACGCATAGAACATACCGGGTTGCCGGTTTCCAGTAGAGTTGGTGTGAGTGGATGAAAGTCATATACCCTGAGCCAATAGCAATGACCTATACAAATGTCGCTGTGAATTCTGAGAGTGAGTGGTCAGATTCAACGACGTATACCGTTGGTGATCTTGTGCAGGTTACTGATCAGACTCCGCATCGTGTATACAAGTCATTGCGCGGGAACAACACCGATAAATACCCGCCTGACAATGTTGATCCTCAGACTATAGAGTCTGCAAGTTCCACCAGTAACACGGTTGGTACCGGTGCAAAGACGTTTACGGTAGCTACAGGTCTTGGTTTTGTCGCCGGTATGGTTGTCAATATTGCCAAATCATCAACGCCTTTGTCGGTCAATATGACTGCTGAAATCACTAGTTACAACTCAGGTACCGGCGCACTTGGTGTGTCTGTGTATTCGAGCAAGGGTGATGGTACTCATGCCGCCTGGACTATTACCAGCGAAGATGAAATCGGTTTCTGGAAATTGGTGGAGAGTACGAATCAGTACAAGATGTTTGATGAATACGTCAATACCAAGACGGTTAATCTGAATTTAATCAGCGTGAAACTCAATGTCCAGCGTGCCGACAATATTGCCTTATTTGGTTTGACTGGCAATAAAGTAACTGTTGCTCTTTGGGATGCCACCGAGACCACAAAATATTGGGAAGAGGCTGTTGACCTTACTTATGGTGCGGCCATAGTCCAGCAGATCTCTGACTGGTATGAGTATTTTTTTGGTGAATATTCGGTAAAAGAAGAGGTGTCGCTTCGCTCAATTGTAAGCACGTACAATGGGGTACTCACGATAGATATAGCTGCTGAAACAGGTACGAATGCTGAGTGCGGGAATGTCGTTGTTGGCAGAGGGTTGGGTATCGGGAAGCTGCAGCATGGTGTGAAAGCAGGGATTATCGATTTTTCCCAAAAGGAGACTGATGATATTGGTCGAACCTCTATTACTCCTGGATATTGGGCAAAAACAAACAATATGAATGTGTTTGTTGAAAATATCGTTGTTGATGCAGTTTACAGAAAAATTTCATCTTTACGTGGAATCCCAACCGCCTGGATAGGCGATGAGACCGATGGGATGGAGATGCTTTTGGTCTTTGGGCTATTTAAAGATTTTTCAATTACCGTCTCCGGACCGTTTCATTCATGGTGCGACCTGGAGATAGAGGGGCTTATTTAAGAGGACATTATGGCTTTGAACATTCCGTCAATTACTTTACTTCCGGACCCGCCGTCAAAATCTGATCCTGCAAATTTTGCAGCTAGGGCTGATGCTTTTCTTGATGCGCTGGCTGATTTCTGTACCGAGTTGAACGCGTCTGTTGCGGAGCTGAACACGATTACCAGCGGTCTTGACCAGCAAACAGTTATGGTTGCCTGGGGTAATACCACAACCTATGATTTCCCGGACGTAGTGGCTGGGAGTGACGGTTATTCGTACCGATGCATTGACACCGGCGTACTGAACGTTGATCCGACCACTGACGATGGAACATATTGGTTGAAAATCAGCAATGTGATTCCGACAGGAGGGGGAAAAGGGCAAGTGCTGATAAAACCATCCAACTCTGATTTTGATACAGAGTGGGCGGATTTTCATCATAAAAACTTATTGATAAACGCTCTCGGACGCATCAACCAGGAAGATGTTTCAGGAACAGTTGTACTGTCTGCCGGAGAATATGGCCATGATGGGTGGAAAGCAGGTTCGGGTGGTTGCACATACACCTTCTCAACCACCGGAAATACAACCACCTTCACCATCACTTCCGGGACATTGCTCCAGATAATCGAAGATAAAAATGTCCCTGGAGGTAGCGTTGTCCTGTCATGGACAGGAACAGCACAGGCTCGTATCGATTCTGGCTCTTACGGAGATAGCGGAGAAGTAACCGCAACTTTTACAGAAGGGACTCAGACGCAGGTTGAGTTTGGAACCGGAACATTCAGCACGCCACAATTAGAAAGTGGAACGGTACCAACAAGTTTTGAGTATGTGGACTACCAGACAGACTTTGTTAAGTGTGAGCGATATTTGCGGCTGATCTACTGGAAGGGCATGATGCTTTCCGGGCGTTCTACAAACAGTTCCGTTCTTGGTTCGATTCCACTTAATCCTCCGATGAGGGCAACACCAACAGTATTAAAAAATCAAAGTTCAGGGTGGCAAGTACTGCAGTCCGGATACTCTTACGCTCCATCGTCAAGCCCGACGTTCACCACGACAGCAACGACCAAAGAACTTCTACAGATAAATTCAGACGGTGTCTACACGACACTGCCAGATCAGTCTATGGCCCTATCCGGTAACTCAGTGAATCACCTCATTTTAGACGCTCGCCTGTAAGGAGAATACAGTATGTATAAATATGAAAACGCAGAAGGGACGGTTGTGTCTGACCTGATGACTGGACGGTCAAATATTACGCCTTCAAGCAGGTTTTGGGCGGATTTCCAAGAATGGCTTGCCAAAGGGAACACGCCGGAAGCTTTTAGAACCCAGGAAGAGTTGGACGCTATAACAGCTCTTGAGACCCGGGTGGCAGAGTTGGAGGCTGAACGGAATGCTGCCGGGATTCGAGATATAACCCCGCAACAGGCTAAGGACTGGATCGACAACGAATTTGCGAGTGCATCGACCAATCCCGAGATAGTAGCTGTGATAAAGAAGATTCTCAAGAAGATTGTTGTGTTCCTTCTTCGGTAAACAAAAGTGAGGTGATGGGATGAAGATTTTTATCAATTTGTTTCTGCTGACCACGGTGTCTTTTCTTCTGAGTGGATGTTTCCCGGGGATGTCCACTCAAAGCACAATTAAAATGTTTGACGAAGCCGGCAAAGTGACAGCCACAATAACCGGCGCTGCGGTCCAGCGTGATTTCCTCTATACCGACCAGCATAAGAACCGGGATAACCAGACGGCGAAAATGTTCAAGAACTCAGGGGTTCAGGTCGAGATGGAGATGATCACGCTTGCCGACGGCAGCAAGGCATATCTGCCGAAAAAATTCTCGATTCGCGGAGAGCCGAAGTTCCAGCAGAATCTTGAAACCAGGCCGCCGGATCACCGAGGTTGGCAGACTGCCGACAAAGTGCTTGATGTTCTGACCTTCGGCTTGGGGTCATATTACCTGAACGATTTTGGAAAACATGCGGTAAGCAGTTCGCAACCGGCCTATCAAGGGGATTACAACTATCAATCGTACAACCCGCAGACTGCGGAGCCTTACATGGTACCGGTGGAGTAGTGCCATGCATGAAGGTGTACCTATTGATGTCACAGTAAGAAAAGTTGGCGGGGTGTATGTCTTGAAAAATCCTGGTTGCAAAGAGGTGTGTTCCATCCTTGACGAAAATAACAAGCTTGTGCGTCCATGTAAGTTTTATGACCATGGTTTGCATGGACTCGGGACATGTAAGAAAGATTGTTGAGGCTAAACGTTTATCCTGGGAGGATAAATAATGAGCATTGCAAAAAAGATCATCTACAACACAGTTTCGAAGTATCTGAAGCACCTGTCTGACAGAAATGTAGATGACATTATCTACATGAAGCAAGGGAAGGACAGTTCAGTCTTGATCCTCACTCAGCCTTTCCATGCTTATGGTATCACGGTTCCGTCCGGCTATAAATGGAACGGGGCAAGCTCGCCACCTGGCCCGGCTCGGATGGTAATCCCTAAATTTCATAAAATGATCAAGACCAGCTGCCGGCACGATCGGGCGTGCGAACTGGCAAAAAACAAGTTTGATCGATTAATGGCCGATATCGTTTTTTTTCTCATGGCGCATGAGGTGGAAGGAATGAAGTTGTGGCGCGCTGTTTCCGGTTTAGCTGGAGTCAGGATCGGCGCACATCTTGGAATTGGAAACAAATATTAA